GCAAGAGCAGATGAATTAGTTATGCAAGAGCAACAAGAGCAACAGATGGGTGAAATTGATGAATATGCTAAAAAATATAATATTCAATTTAATCGTGACGACTTTTTAAACTATGCTAACGAAAATAATTTATCACCTGAATCTTGGGTACATTATTTTAAGTCGCATGCGGCTGATGTAGCTATTGAAAACGCTAGAAATTTAGCTTCAGAAAACGCTTATAAATCAAAATTTTCTAACTTGTCCTCTCCTTCATCAGTAAGTAAAGGTCAAGGCTCTATAAATATGCAAAATGTAGACGACGCATTATCAAGGATTTTAGGTTAATGGAGAAATACTAATGGCATTAACATCTGCACAATTAAACGAAGCAGTAACTGTTGCGCATCGCTTGATCGCTGACGAGCTAGCTTCATCATTTGCTAAGGCAAATTACTTTTATTCAATTATGAGTAAAAAACCACATCTTAAGAAAGGTGATGGTACCAAAATTCAAATTCCTGTTCAGCTTGCAGAAAACGCAGCTAAAGGTTTTTTTTCTGGTGAATATGACACTGTTCCTACTAACGCAAATCAACAGCTAACTTTTGCAGAATTTGATTGGAAGTTTTACGTTTCTAATTCAACTTTCAACTTAAAAGATTTTAGCACTGGCACAGGGTCTAACGCAGTTAAAGATTTAATTAAGACCAAAATTTCTTTAGCAAAACAGGATGCAATCAGAGATTTGTCTGCTGCCTTACATACTAGTAGTGCTGGTAATGCAAATGCGTTAACCTCACTAAAAGACGCTGCAGGAGCTTCTGGAATTGCCTATGGTGGGTTATCAGATACTGATCTCGCAGAATGGCTTTTTCAGCGCGATACTACTACCAATCAAATTAATTATGCAAACATTAATAATGTATTTCGTGTTCTTATGGGACGTGGACAAGGTGTTGGAGATGAGACTGGAACTTATACGCCAGATCTTATGATTTCAAATTCATTTGTACTGTCAAAATTTCTTAATTCTCAACAGTCACAACAGCAGTTTGCTACTGAACAAACATTAAAATCTGGATTTTCGGGATGCAACTTTAATGGTATTTCGTGGGTAGTGGACGAATTTTGTGGTGGCGACTCTAGTGGAATTTCTGCCAATAATGAATTATACATTTTAAGTACAAATACATTCAGAATGTACTATAAGTATGGGTTTGAAGGTTCAAAATCGCCAATGGACACGTTAAATATGCGTTTGCCTAACCAAGCTGCAATTTCTTCTCAGACTTATTTAGTGATGAATTTAGTTAATATCGCACGTCGTTATAACGCTGTTTTTACAGCATTACAAAACTAAGGAGATTAATATGGCATACAAAGCAATTAATAATATTCAAGCTGTTGATCTTGATTCTTTAAATGCAGGTTCAACGACTAAAGAATATCCTTTAGGTACTATTTTACCTGTTAATGACACGTCTAAAGGTGGCGAGAGTCAATTTATGTACGTAAAAGCACATGCTGCTTTTGCAACAATTGGTACACCATTTGAAATTCAAGCAGGATCAGGTGGAGACGCTGAAGTCGTAACTGCTGCAGTGGCTGAAATTGTGAGCGGAGCTAAAATAGGATTTAATACCACTGCTATCGCTTCTGGAGAATATTTTTGGGCGCAAATAGCTGGAGTTTTGACTGCTGCTGCTGGAACAGTAGCGGCTGGTGATCATGTAGAAGTATTAGCGGCTGGAACAACTGTTGTAGTAGATGGAACTACAGGTTCAACTGTACAGTCTACAAAATCAATAGGAATTGCTAAAACTGCAACTTCCTCTGGTTCAATTGATTTGGTTATTATTCCTGGTAGAACGGTACAAGTAGCGGCTGCACCTGGAGCGTAAAGCAACTATGACTGATTATCAGGCTATATGGTCTCATGATGGTATTAAGTATTTTAAGTCTACAGGTACTGGAACCACATCAGATCCGTATATACCAGTAATCAACACCTCGGGGGGGGATTCAGGAGGGGGAACAGAATTCGAAAATGCAGCAAATTTTGAGGTTACAATTGGTTCTGTATCTACAGAAATAAAAGCAGCTAACGAAAGTAGGAAATTACTAGCCTTAGTAAACAATTCTGATGTGAATATTTTCATAAGTTTGGGTAGTGCAGCGGTGATGAATAGCGGAATAAGATTAAACGCTAATGGTGGTAATATCGTACTTGCAAGCCCTGTATATATGGGCGCAGTTTTTGGAATTACAGCCGCAGGTGGAAAAAGCATTGTAGGTGTAGAAGGTACATGACCTACATTTATAATCCACAACAGCTAGAGTCGTCAGAAAACACTTTTATCACTGCATTGGCTTTTGCGACAATTACAGGAAAATTAACGGCTACGAGAAATGACGGTGTAGAACTTACTGCTGATTTGGATGGAAGATATGTTACGGAAAATACACGTACGACATCAGCAACTTTCAACACTTCTGATGGCATTTTAACTTTAAATCAAACTGATCCAGTAGGCACTGTAACGGTAGACTTAGATGGCCGTTTTCCAACTGAAAACACACATTTAAATACTGCAACACTCGGTGCAGATAATGTGTTATCACTTGGAATGGTCAATCCAACCTCTACAATTACCGTTGATTTATCAGATTTATCAGATTTAAACACGCATTTGGATTCTGCATCACTAACAGAATCAAATGTTTTGCAGTTAAATATGGTGAATCCAGAATCTACAATTACAGTTGATTTAGATGGCATGGTAACAGGTGATTTTTTGCCGATTGATTTTACAAACTCATTTGCTGGGGATCTGAATTATTTAGTTCAGGCAGGCGTTTATTCAGTTTCGACAACAGCGGTTAATACACCTCCTGAATTACAAGGAAATGAGCATTTTGTTTCTGTGTATTCTGATAGAGTTGGAGCGGGTCAACCTACTTCATGTGTTCAAATTTGGCATACTGGAATGAATCAAAGTAACGGTTTAAATCCTAATACAAGAATGTGGATACGCATTTTTTCTTCTGGAACAATGCCGATTGTATCTCAATGGCAGGAAATTAATAATGGGGGTTTAAATGGTTATCTAAGGGGAGAAATGACGGCTACGGGTCGTGATTTTAACGCGCCAAGGTATCGACAGTCTGGGTATTATTTTGTTGGAAATGTTAATTCAGAAACACAAGGTTGGACCAATGGGCCAGATTATTTTCCTGATTCGCAATTTAATGTTTTAAAAACAGTAATGACAGGAGTAAGTAGTGTTGATTTATCTTTTGGGAATGGTTATCAAGAGTTAACTACAGCGACCTATGATGCACCAAATAATCACGTTCGCACTTGGAAAAGGGCGTTTGAAGCAAGCTCGACAGTAGAAAATTATTCAAGTTGGTTTGAAGTTTTTCATCAGGGTGTTCCGATACAAACAGAAGTTTTGGATATATATAACATGCCAGATACTAGATCAGTAATTGATGTTAAAGGAAAAAGAGTAATAGATGTTTCTGTATCTAATTTGTCCTATGGAATTTCGACATTACAAAATGGAGTTGAAGGCCAAGTTATAACTTTTATAAAAACGAGTTACAACGGAATGGTAACCATTAATACGACTGGAAATATTAATACACCTAATGGCGGTACTTCACGCTTTGTAATGCGATATCACCGTGGCGGAAGTTTTATAAAAAAGGGATCTGAATGGTATCCGTTATTTTCAAATTCAACATCATAGGAGGTAATTATGTTAATTAAAGACGCTATATCAAGAATAAGATTTCAGACAAATACAAACGACGATAACACAGGCCGAAATATAAATGCCTTATTTAGTAACAAAAATTTAGTAGCACAGTTTCAAATTTGTCTAGATCAATATGCAAGTTTTACAAAAGGAATAGAAGATATTTTTTCCTTTAATTTAGGTTCAAATGTACGAAGTATAACAGCGCCAAAATACGCTATAAGGTCAAAGGCATATAAAAATATATATATATGGCGAGGCGGTCGAAGATATTTAATTAATATCAAGCCAATGAACTATACACATACTAGATTTCCTTATCAAACTTATTCAGGAATCCCACAATTTGTAAGTATTTGGAAAGATGAAATTTATTTTTATCCAGATTCTTCATTAGAATTTCAAACTTCAACACTTACAAGTTTAATTACATCAACTCAAAACACTATTACAGTTGTTTCAACAAATGATTTTCCTGAACAAAATGGAAGAATAACAATAGGTTCAGAAAAGATAAGATATCAAAGCAAAAATGCGACGCAATTTTTAAATTGTACTAGAGGCATTGAGGATACAACAGCAGCAGAACATAATAATTCATCAACTGTTAACGAAAATAATTTAATGGTTTTTTATAGACGATTAGAAAAACCAATTTTTGTTTCCGATTCGGACATTATATCTGAAGATGATTTAAACAGAGAACTCAATATTCCAGACGAACACATGATCAGCATCATTGATCTAACGACTTATATGTTATTAATCAAAGTTGATTCTGCAAGAGCGCAACCATATAAAATCGATGCAGCGAGCTTTTTGGCACAAGCCAAAGAAGATATTGAATGGGATCATTCAGATATTACGTCAGGAACATTTATTTCAGATGCTTTTGATTGGGAGACAAATAATACAGGAGCAACAATGTAATGTTTGAGGTTCTTCAAACCCAATGCAAAGGTATAAGAACAGATAGAGGACCTAAATTTATAGGGACTGAATTTTGTCAAAGTATCGTTAATTATAACTTTGATAATATTATTGGATTATCAAGAATATCAGCGCCAGAAATTGAATATAATGCAGGCGGAACAGCTGGTATTGATGGTATTTTTCAATTTAGGTATATCGATTCTATTGGAAACTTACAAAAAGAAAATATAATTGTACAGGGCGGAAATGTAGTAAAAGATGCTGTTGATTCCATTAATGCTCCAACTACTATTTATAGTGGGTTAACAGCAGGCAATAAATGTTCATTTGCAGTTTTAAATGACAAGTTATTTATTTCAAATGGTGTTGATAACGTTATTGTTTATAACGGAACAGTTACGACAGAAATGGGTGCGCCCATAGTTACTAATAATCTTGTTGCAGGAGTATTAACTGGAGATTATTTTTACGCAATAACCTATGTAGTAGATAGTGTAGAATTAGTTACATCATGCATTTCTAATACAGTTACAGCAACATCTAATAGCTTGGATTTAACTTTGCCAATAGGACCATCAGATACAACTGAAAGAGATGTATATAGAGTTGAAGCTGGTGGTACACAATTAAAATTTTTAGTAAAAATCAATGATAATACAACGACAACTTATCGAGATAACACAGCCGATGGATCACTTGGCTCAAATATTCCAACAACTAATTCACCTGCACCTAAACCAAAATTTATTACAGTTAAACATGAAAGATTAATCGGCATTGGAAATGCACGCAGACCTAATTATTTATACAGATCTGAAACTGAAATTGAATCATTATTTGCAACTATAGGCGTTACTGATGTTTCAGGACAGGGTAATGACAATACTGGTCTTACAGGAATGGCAGAAGATTATGACACTGTAGTCGTTTTTTCAGAAAAAAGAATTTATTTAGTTGATGTATCAGGAGAAGCAGCCACTGTTAAACAAACGACATCAAATGTGGGCTGTTTGGATGGAAATACAATAGCAAAAGTACCGCAGAATGTAGATTTTAAAGGCGGGTTAATGTTTGTG